AAGGTTGTACCAATATCCGTTAATTATCCATTCTTTTTCAAGCCCATCCAGGACGGAATGGACCGTCCAAAGACCGAGTTGGCCTACAGAGTCCCAGCTAGTAAATTTACCAGAAGAAGTATTACCTCTTCCGACAAAGCCGAGGATCTTGCCGGGCTTGATACGACCATCGACTGGAAAAATACAGGTGATAATGCCTATGATGGTGAAAAACTCAAACTCCTCGTCCACGATGAGTCCGGTAAATGGGAAAGGCCCAACAACATCCTCAACAACTGGCGTGTTACGAAAACCACCCTTAGATTAGGTTCTAGAATTATAGGTAAGTGTATGATGGGATCAACATCAAACGCTTTAGATAAAGGAGGTAGAAATTTTAAAAAATTATATGATGACTCAGATGTTAAAAAAAGAAACGCAAATGGACAAACACGTTCAGGACTCTATTCTTTGTTCATACCTATGGAATGGAATTACGAAGGATACATTGATTCTTATGGCCAACCTGTCTTCGAAACCCCATCAAAAAAAGTGCATGGACCTCATGGAGCACCAATCAAAATTGGGGTTATTGAATATTGGGAGAATGAGGTAGAAGGTCTTAAGGACGATCAAGATGGATTAAACGAGTTTTACAGACAGTTTCCACGTACAACTAAACACGCTTTTAGAGATGAGTCTAAAATGTCTTTATTTAATCTAACTAAAATTTATCAACAAATAGACTATAATGAAGGTGTTAATAATGAAGTGTTAATAACAAACGGTTCTTTCATGTGGCAAGATGGAATTAAAGACTCTAAAGTTTTATTTTTACCTAACAATAACGGTAGGTTTAAAGTTTCATGGGTTCCGCCGATTCAATTACAAAATAAAGTAATAATAAAAAATGGTATAAAATATCCTGGAAACGAACACTGCGGATGCTTTGGTTGTGATAGTTATGATATATCAGGAACAGTTGATAAAAGAGGTTCTAATGGATCTTTACACGGATTAACAAAATTTAGTATGGAAGACGTACCACCTAGTATGTTTTTTTTAGAATACATAGCAAGACCACAAACTGCTGAAATATTTTTTGAAGATGTGTTAATGGCTTGTATATTTTATGGAATGCCTATATTGGCTGAAAATAATAAACCAAGACTACTTTATCATTTTAAACGTAGAGGTTATAGAGGTTTTGCAATGAATAGACCAGATAAAGTTTGGAATAAACTTTCAATAACAGAAAAAGAAATAGGTGGAATACCTAATTCAAGTGAAGACATAAAACAAGCACACGCTGCTGCAATAGAATCTTATATTGAATCACACGTTGGTCTTTTAGACGAAGGGTATGGAAATATTTATTTTCAAAGAACATTAGAAGACTGGTCTCAATTTGACATAAATAACAGAACTAAACATGATGCTTCTATAAGTTCTGGTTTAGCACTCATGGGTTGTAACAAGCATAGATACACACCTATTTTTAAAGCGCCATTAGTGTCAAAACCACTAGGGTTTAAAAAATATAATAACGAAGGAATTAGTTCAAAAATAATATAATAAATGATTTACAATAATTACGTTGGTTCATTTCCAAGTCAGGTAGTATCTGATGAAGAAAAGCAAAGTTATGACTACGGTTACGCTGTAGGACGAGCTGTTGAAGGTGAGTGGTTTTCTGGAGACAGAGGAGGCATGGGAAATAGATACCAAAATAGTTGGTTAAACTTCCATAGATTAAGATTATATGCTAGAGGGGAACAACCTGTGCAAAAATACAAAGACGAATTATCTATTAATGGTGATTTATCTTATCTTAATTTAGACTGGAAACCAGTACCTATTATACCTAAATTTGTAGATATAATTGTAAACGGTATGTCACAAAAGATTTTTGATATAAAAGCTTATGCTCAAGATCCAGAGTCTTTAAAACAAAGAACTAAATATGCTGACGCTATAATGCGTGATATGTATGCTAAAGAAATAATTCAAGCTACTAATGAAGCTACTGGAATGAATTTCTTTAATACAAATGATCCAAATAATATACCAGAGTCTCAAGATGAATTAGACTTACACATGCAACTTAGTTATAAGCAATCTATAGAAATAGCAGAAGAAGAAGCTATTGAAAACGTATTAGCTGTAAATAAATACGAGTTAGTTAAAAGAAGACTATTACAAGATTTAGCAATTATAGGTATAAGCGCAGTAAAAACAGATTTTAATTTAGCTAATGGAGTAACTGTTAATTATGTTGACCCTGCTAATTTAGTATATTCTTATACAGAAGATCCAAATTTTGATGATATATATTATGCAGGTGAGGTTAAATCTATTAGTTTAGTAGAACTTAAAAAACAATTTCCAGGATTAAGTGATTCAGAATTAAAAGAAATAGAAAAATATCCTGGTGACTCAAACTATACTAGAAATTTTTACGCACAACAAGATTCTTATAATCAAGTTCAAGTATTATATTTTGAATATAAAACTTATAGTAATCAAGTTTTTAAAATAAAACAAACAGAACAAGGTTTAGAAAAAGCTTTAGAAAAACCAGACAGCTTTAATCCACCTGTTAATGATAACTTTGAAAGAGTTGGAAGAAGTATTGAGGTTTTATATACTGGTGCTAAGATACTAGGACATGAAATGATGTTAGAGTGGAAATTAGCAGAAAACATGACAAGACCTAATTCTAATGTTACAAAGGTTAACATGAATTACGCTATATGTGCTCCTAGAATGTATAAGGGCAACATAGAATCAACCGTAAGCAGAATAACAGGTTTTGCTGATATGATTCAATTAACTCATCTTAAACTACAACAAGTTTTAGCACGTATGGTGCCAGATGGAGTTTTTGTAGATGTTGATGGTTTAGCAGAAGTAGATTTAGGTAATGGAACTAATTACAATGCACAAGAAGCATTAAACATGTATTTCCAAACAGGTAGTATTGTTGGTAGATCAATGACACAAGAAGGTGATTTAAATAGAGGTAAAGTGCCTATACAAGAATTACAAACTTCAGCAGGTAGTGCTAAAATACAAAGTTTAATACAAACTTATCAATATTATTTACAAATGATAAGAGATGTAACTGGGCTTAACGAAGCTAGCGATGCTAGTACACCAGATCAACACGCTTTAGTAGGCTTACAAAAAATGGCAGCAGCTAATTCTAATACTGCACTAAGACATATTATGCAGGCTGGTTTGTTTTTAACTTTAAGAAGTTGTGAAAACATAGCACTAAGAATAGCTGATTCTTTAAGTTATCCTTTAACAAGAGCCGCTTTAATAAGTTCTATTTCGTCTTATAATACAGGTACGCTAGAAGAACTACAAGATAAAAATTTACAAGATTTTGGTATATTTTTAGAACTTGAACCTGACGAAGAAGAAAAAGCTCAATTAGAGCAAAACATTCAAATAGCATTACAATCCGGTGGAATAGATTTACCAGATGCTATTGATATACGTCAAGTAAAAAATATAAAACTAGCTAATGCTTTATTAAAACAAAGTCGTAAAAGAAAAGCAGCAGAAGATCAAGCTAAGAATTTAGAAAATATTCAAGCACAAGCACAAGCAAATGCTCAAGCTGCTGAACAAGCTACAACAGCAGAAATGCAAAAACAACAAGCGTTAGCAGAAACAACTATTCAAATAGAACAAGCAAAGCTACAGTTTGAAACTAAAAAAATGCTTCAAGAAGCTGAAATTAAGAAAGAATTAATGGCAGAAGAATTTGGGTATAACATGCAATTGGCACAAATAAAAGCAAGTGCTGAAACTCAAAAAGAAAAAGAAATAGAAAACAGAAAAGATTCAAGAGTAAAATTACAAGGTACTCAAGAGTCAGAACTTATTAATCAAAGACAAAACAATACATTACCTCAAAGCTTTGAATCTGCTGGATTTGATGGTTTAGGAGGTTTCGGGCTAGAACAATTTACGCCTAGATAAATTTTTTATTAATTATTTAATTATATTATATTATGTCAACACAACAAGAAGTAAAACAAGAGGGGAATTTTAAAGTAAAATCAAAAACCCCTAAAAAATTAAGCGTTCCTGAGTCTACAGTAAAAATAGATTTAGCCGCTATGAAATCAAAAGAAGAACCAGTCAAAATTGACTTAACTCAAAAAGATCAAAAAGATGCCATTCAAAAGCAAGAAACAGAGGAAAGCGTGTTACGCGAAGAACGACCCAAGGTGGAACTGCAAGCAGTGGGACAAGGAGACGAAAAACCCGTTGAGAATGTTATTAAAGAAATACAAGACAACGACGAGGTAAAAGAAGAAGTAAAACAAACTACAAAAGAATACAAAGAATCTAAAAGAGATGCAGAGGTTATTGGAAAACCATTACCTGAAAACATTGAAAAACTTGTTTCATTTATGGAAAAAACAGGTGGAAACATTGAAGATTATGTTAGATTAAACGCTGACTACTCAACAATAGACAATGAATCTTTACTTAGAGAATATTACAAGCAAACACGTCCACATTTAGAATATGACGAAGTTAACTTTTTATTAGAAGATAATTTTAAATATGATGAAGACGTTGCTGAGGAGCGAGAAATTAAAAAGAAAAAACTCGCTTTTAAAGAAGAAATTGGAAAAGCTAAAAACTTTTTAACAGATCTGAAAGATAAATATTACGATGAAATCAAGTTGAAATCTAACGTAACTGAAGATCAAAAAAAAGCTACAGACTTTTTTAATAGATACAAGGAAGATCAAGATACGTTATCTACACAAAGAGAAGAGTTTAAACGCGTAACTGAAAATACTTTTAATGATGATTTCGAAGGTTTCGATTTTAAGTTAGGAGAAAAAAAATTCAGATATGGCGTTAAAAACCCTAATGAAATTGTGGAAAATCAATTAGACATTACAAACTTCGTTAAGACGTTCTTAAATGAAGAAGGTGTTTTATCTGATGCAAAGGGATATCACAAAGCTATGTATGCTGCAAGAAACGCTGATACTATAGCACAACATTTTTATGAGCAAGGCAAGGCTGATGCTGTTAAAGATGTAGTTGCTAAATCTAAAAACATAACTACTGAAACTCGTCAAGAGGGTGGTGGCAATGTTTTTGTTAATGGATTAAAAGTTAAAGCAGTTAGTGGTGTTGATTCTTCTAAGTTAAAAATAAAAACAAGAAAATTTTAAAAAAAAAACAATTAAACAATTATGGCTTTACAACCGCAATTTGGGGCAATAATCCCATCGCAATCGCAAGAATTACTTAACAGTAATTATTTGCAATGGACGAATAACGCAGGTGCAAACTTTGCTGATTTCGCTCAACAATACCTACCGGAAGTATACGAACAAGAAGTAGAACGTTATGGAAACAGAACGTTATCTGGATTCTTACGTATGGTAGGGGCAGAAATGCCTATGACTTCTGATCAAGTAATTTGGTCTGAACAAAATAGATTACACATATCTTACAACGGGTGTGCAATTGGAAACGGAGCTGGTGTAAACACAGTTACAATTCCACTTGTTGCTGGTTCAGTTAGAAATGTAGTTTCACCAAAATCAACTATAGTTATACTTGATGCTAACGGGCAAGAAAGAAAATGCTACGTATCTGCAAGTAATACGGCTACTGGAGTATTAACTGTTTTACCTTACACTGCTGCTGATTTACAAGGCATGGCTGCTGTTGGTAAAATATTTGTATATGGTTCTGACGTTGCAAAAGGTCAATCTGTAACAAATGCACCTGACGCTGCTGGAGCTGTTATCAATGATCAATACATTAGTGTTGATCCTGCTTTCACACAGTTTAGCAATGCACCAATAATCATTAGAAGCAAGTATGTTGTTTCTGGTTCTGACACTGCTCAGATTGGTTGGGTTGAAGTTGCTACTGAAGACGGAACTTCTGGATACCTATGGTATTTAAAAGCTGAATCTGAAACTAGATTACGTTTTGAAGATTACTTAGAAATGAGTATGGTTGAAGGTGAACTTTCTGCTAATGGACCTGCTGCTTTAACAGCAATCACTGGTGGTACTCAAGGTTTATTTGCTGCTATTCAAGCAAGAGGTAATGTACAAACAGGATTTACAGCTGCTGCTGGACTTGATTCATTTGATGCAATTCTTAAGAATTTAGATACTCAAGGAGCTATTGAAGAAAACATGTTATTTTTACAGAGACAAACATCTCTTGATTTTGACGATATGTTAGCTTCTATCTCTGGTGGATTTGCTGGAGGTACTGCTTTCGGTTTATTTGAAAATTCTGAAGAAATGGCTCTTAACTTAGGTTTTTCTGGTTTCAGAAGAGGTTCTTATGACTTCTACAAAACTGATTGGAAATACTTAAATGATGCTTCTACTCGTGGTGGTATCGTTGGTGCAAGTTCTATTGAAGGTGTTTTAATACCTGCTGGAACTTCTACGGTTTACGATCAAATTTTAGGAACTAACATTAGACGCCCTTTCTTACACGTAAGATATAGAGCTTCACAAGCTGATGATAGAAGAATGAAATCTTGGTTAACAGGATCAGTTGGTGGTGCATTTACTTCAACTCTTGATGCTATGGAAGTTAACTTCCTATCTGAAAGATGTTTAGTAACTCAAGCTGCTAACAACTTTGTATTATTCAAAGGACTATAATAGGTCAACATTAATGTAATTTTTACCCTCGTTATATTGACGGGGGTAATTATTACTTTTATAAATTATTTAATTATATTATATTATGGCAAACAATGCTAAAAAAAATCCCAGCAATTGGGAAAGAAAAGATAGAAAATACTATCTTACAAATGACTTAACTCCTCTTACATTAACAATACCATCTAAGCACACTAGAAAACATGCTTTATTATGGTATGATGATGAGCAAGGGAAACAAAGAGAAATTAGATATGCAACTAATCAAGATTCGCCTTTTGTAGATGAACAAAAAGGAGAAGTTACATTAGGACATATCGTGTTTGATGAAGGAAATTTAATTGTTCCTAAAGAAAAACAAAACTTACAAAAACTTTTATCACTATATCATCCGTCTTTAGGTAAAGTATATGCTGAATTTGATCCAGTAGAAAAAGCCAATGATGAACTAGATATACTTGATATGCAAGTAGATGCGATGAACGCAGCTAGAAACATAGACGTTGATTTAGCAGAAGCTATATTAAGAACTGAAATGGGATCTTCTGTAACATCAATGAGTACTAAAGAACTCAAAAGAGATTTATTAATATTTGCAAGATCTAATCCTCAGTTATTTATTAGCTTAGCTTCTGATCCAAATGTACAATTAAGAAATTTTGCAATTAGAGCAACCGAAGCCGGTATAATAATACTAGCACAAGATCAAAGATCTTTTAGATGGGCAACTAATGACAAAAAATTAATGAATGTGCCATTTGACGAAAACCCTTATTCAGCTATGGCTGCTTTCTTTAAAACAGACGAAGGTGTGGAAATATTTAAATCTATCGAGAAAAAGTTGAAATAACATGTAATACTAATATAGGGCTCGTTTACTCGGGCCCAATATTATAATAAATAAAACAAAATGGCGATAAACGTAGATAAGGTTTACAAAACAGTCTTATTAATAACAAATAAAGAACAAAGAGGTTATTTAACTCCTGATGAGTTTAATAAAATAGCTACACAAGTACAATTAGAAATATTTGAGACTTACTTTGAAACGTTAAACCAACAAATGCGTGTACCACAAAACGAAAGTGAGTATGGTGACAGGTATAAAACAGTACAAGAAAAATTAGAAATCTTTAGAGAATATGGCCTTGCTACACATGTAAACTTAGCTACAGGCGATGATTATTTTACAACTCCAACATCTTCAGGAGTTGCTAGTGGAACCCAACTATTCAGTAGTTTAAACGGGCAAACCGCTTATCCTCTTACAACTATAACACAATCAAACGTAGAAGAAAGCTCAGTAGTGGTTACTGTTAACAATGTAGCCTATACTAGTTTTAATATAACTGGTGGTATATTTAATTTAACAGCTGGAGCTTTACCTACTGGTGCAGCTAACAATATTCAAATTATTTTATATCCACAAAATTTTTACAAACTAGGTACAGTTTTGTTTAATGACGAAAAAGAAATACAATCTGTTCAAAGAAATGAGTTAGCTCAAATGAACATGTCTACATTAACTAAACCTTCAGAAGTTTTTCCAGTATATTTATACGAAGATTATAAGTTAATAATTTTTCCACAAACTATTACACGAAATGTAAACGTAACATACCTTAGAACGCCTAATAACGTTAAGTGGAACTTTAGCTCTGCTACAGGTTATTATGTATATGATCCAACTACTTCTGTTGATTTTGATTTAGATGTGTCTGAAACAACAACTGTTATTTTAGAAATATTAAAATACTCTGGAATAACTATAAAAGATCCTATGATAGTACAAGCTGCTTCTCAAGAATTAGCTGCTAATGAAATAAACGAAAGAAATTAATAAACTATGGCTAGCATAATAACACCACCAAGCAATGGACTAATAAATGAAACAGGACAGCAATATTATTCTGGATCACAAAATTTTAGAGGGGATGGAGCTGAGACAAAGTTTACAGCAACTTTTGATACTGATTTATATTTAGGTGATTGGAATCCTCAATTAGAAAATTACGCATTAAATAACTTTAAAATATACACTAGCACAACAGGTTTAGCTGGATCATGGAGTGAGTATATAACAGATTTTACAGTAACACGTAATGTTATTGATTTTGCAAACACAGGTGCTCCTGCTAACGGTTTGTTTATTGTTGTTCAATTGAAAATATTAGACGGTGGTAAATATGGAAACACACAAGCAGACAAAGCTTTTGGCCAAGCTGTAGAAGATAATTACGGTGGTTATCAATACGTTAAACTTAGTGATATTGTTGCTAATTTTTTAGTTGGTTATGTTGGTAAAGGTAAATTAATACCTAATGTAAAAAGAACTGATATAATATTTTTTGCTAAAAGATCTTTGCAAGAGTTTAGCTATGATACTTTAAAAAGTATTAAATCATCTGAATTAAATATACCTCCAAACTTAACACTACCACTACCTCAAGATTATGTTAATTATGTTAGAACTTCTTGGATAGATCAACTAGGTGTACAACATATAATATACCCTACAAATAATCTCACAACAAGTCCTTATTATACGCAACTTCAAGATGATCAAGGAATACCTACTCAAGATAACTTTGGCAATGACACTGAAGGTACATCTATAACTCAAGAAAGATGGCACACTGCTAATGATAGTTTAATAAACGGCAGGTTTGATAATCTTGATTTAAACAGTGGTATAAACCCATATGATTTTGGTTACGGTGTGTTAAATGGTTATGGCCAAAGATATGGTTTAGAACCATCAACCTCACAAGCAAACGGTTGGTTTAATCTTAATGAAAGAGAGAATAAATTATCTTTTTCAGGTAACTTAGCTAATCAATTAATAGTTTTTGAATATATATCAGATGGACTTGCTTATGATTTAGATACTAGAGTTCCTAAAATGGCAGAGGAAGCAATGTATGCTAATATACTTTATTATATTATTTCAGGTAGAATAAACCAACCTGAGTATGTTGTTCAAAGATTAAAAAAAGAAAAAGCGGCTAAGTTAAGAAACGCTAAGATTAGATTATCTAATATTAAACTTGACGAAATATGTCAGGTTATGCGTAATAAATCTAAATGGATTAAATAACACAAATGGCAGAAAATAAAAATAGTTTTATCAAGTCTAAAATGAATAAAGACTTAGATGATAGAATAATTCCTAACAATGAATATAGAGATGGGCAAAATATAGCAGTGTCAAGATCAGAGAACGATGACGTAGGAGCTTTAGAGTCTATTTTAGGAAACGAATTAGTTTTTGACAACAAAGGATCTATAGAAACAATAGGTACTTTTGTTGATGAAAAAAATGGTTTTGTGTATTATTTTATTACAGATTTTACACCTACTGAGGCTGTGCCTAATGCAAAAAGCTCTAATACATGTAGTATATATAGATGGCAACCAACTTCTGGAAGTAATATTCCTATTCTATTAGTAACTGGTTATTTTTTAAACTTTGCTACTACAGCACCTATATATGGAGTAAACTTGTTAGAAAGTTTATTGTTTTTTACTGACAATAGAAACCAACCTAGAAATATAAATGTAGCTACGGCGGCATCAGATGTAAACAACACTTATTATAAAGATGAAGAAAGTGTAACTGTATGTAAATTTTTTCCATATGAAGCACCACAATTAATAGACTTAAGAAGTGTTTCTGCATTGAAACCAAGCACAATGAGCGACGCACAAGATGCGCCTTCTTTATTAATAGGTGGTGATACTTGGGCTACAATAAATTTAAATACAAAAAGATATAGAAACGGTGATCCTATACCAGAAGCTGTAACTAGAGCGGACTGGGTTCAATACAATACTGAAGAAGTAGGTTGTTGGTGTTATTATAACAATGACTTAGATAATGGAGTTGTTTATCAAAAACTATATAATAGCTGGGCTATAAAAGACACACGAAACTTAGCGCCATTTGGTTATGACATTGCAGATGAACAAGAGTATCAAAATTTAAATACACAGGTTGGCGTTAGTGGGGTTGCTTCAATAAAATCTACAGACAATTGGACCGCGACGTCTAGCGCTAGCAACAACTCTACTGGTTGGGATTCACAACCTTCTGGACAAAGAACAGCTGCAACTAATGCTAATGATTTTGAAAATATATATACTAACGCAAAGTACTGGATAAAAGGTGGCTTAAAATATTATTCTATTTTAGACAGTAACGCTGTACCAACAATAGAAACAGCAACAGCTGCTGAATCAATATTAGGTTTTGCTGTTAGAATTACTAAAACACCAGGTTTTAAAGGTTGGTCAGGTGATCCAGAATTTATTAAAGATAAATTTGTTAGGTTTAGCTATAGATTTAAATTTGATGATGGAGAATATTCTTTAATAGCTCCATTTTCTCAAGACTGTTATATACCTTTACAAGAAGGTAGATTTGTTAATGAAGACGAAGATGACGCTATGAGATCAACAATAATTGATTTTATGCAAAACAGTATTAACAATGTAATACTAAACATTGAACTTCCTTCATTAAACATTATTAATGATTATAAAGTAGAAGAAATAGATATTATATATAAAGAATCTGATGCTTTAGCTTATAAAATATTACAAAACGTTCCAGTAAATTCTACGTTTATATCTAATTTAAACAACACAAACATATATCAGTATACTTATGAGTCTACTGTTCCTTTTAAAACTTTACCAACAGACGAAACTACTAGAGTTTTTGACAAAGTGCCTGTAAGGGCTAGAGCACAGGAAATATCAGGTAATAGAGTTATGTATGGTAATTTTACTCAAGGATATGATGCTCCATTGTCATTAAATTATGCTGCTGGAAGTTCTGATAAAAATGCTCAAGAATTTGAAGAATATCCTCAACATTCTCTTAAACAAAACAGAAACTATCAAGTTGGTGTTATACTAGCAGATAAATGGGGTAGACAAACAGACGTTATATTATCATCTAAAGATAATGTTTTAGTTGCTGGTGGCGAGCCAACTGAAGGGTCTAATTTTTTTAGTAAATATAGACCATCTGAAAATGCTGGCCAAACCTTAGGTTGGTTAGGTGATACTTTAACTTTAAGATTTGACGAAATAATTAGTGTTAATGGAGATTTAACACCTTTATATGCTGTACCCGATACTTACCAGGCTATAGCATCTACTGCAAATGGTTTTTCTTCACCTTTCCCGTCATTTACCGACTTAAGTGTTCAAGTTTTAAATACTGTAGCAGCGCAAGTTGCTTATACTTTTGTAAATATTGCAGTGCAAGATATTGATAGTAATAATATTTTTACCTTATATTTAAATCAAGGTGGTGGTTGGGTATTAGTTGATTCTGCCACATATGGAATTACAGACAATGGAGATGATCAAGTTTTGGTAACTTTTACAAGTGGACAACCTGCTGCTTCAAATCATGAATTAAAAGCTCAACTGTTATATAGTTCTAAATATAGATACCAAATAAAGAATGTAACTAGCGCAAGTACTACATTTTTAGTACCTAGTAAATTAAGAGGAAAATACCAAGATTATGTTGAAATAGAACAAGCAAGCGGAACTACAACTAGAGACATAAGAACAAGCTATGAAATAGCAGACAATTATTTGTTTATAGGTGATAGTATTCCAGCGTCTAACCCCACAGATAGACTAGAACCAAAAACAGATTTAACTGTTACTAATTTTGTATACGATATAAATGTAACAGGGTTTTATTCATATAGAATAGTAATTAAACAACAAGAACAAGAATATTATAATGTTTATTTACCTGGAATTATAGATGGTTATCCAATACAAGGTAATACAACTGAAATAGGAAGTACAGCTTTTATAGTTTTGACTCACGATAATATTAATAAAGTTCCAAGAGAACTTAACGACGTTGGAGCTCAAGACACTCAATTTAATAGTAACCTAAGCATGTATGGTAGAGTTACAAATATTGCTACAACAGTAAGTAATGAACAATTTACGCCTTCTGGTTCAACTCCTGATATTGTAGAATTAATAGGTAGTATACAAAAAGTTTTTCCAGACATAGATTATGATGGAGAAGCTGGAACAGCTCCTGCAACCGATAAAATAAACAATAATGCTATATTTGATGTAGATCAAAAACCTTTTATAGGTAAAGTAAATACGCAAAAAAGTATTGGTATTATTCAAAGTTTATATAACACTCAATCTGCTGGTGAGGAATATCCTGATTTTATGGATTTATCTGTATATGAAACCGCTCCATTTGTTTCTAACTTAGACTTGTTTTATGAAAGTTCAACTACAGGTTTAATATCTGATTTAAATCTTGCAATATCAACTTCAGGTACTCGTATAACAGGACTATCTTCGTTTACGTGGCTACATAATGAAGGAGATTGCGGTGGCGCACAACTAACTACACCGTTTTTTCCACTAACTCCAGGCGGTAACGATGTTACTTCAACAGCTGTTTTATTGTCTGTGTTCTCTTTTGATCCAAGCTTTCCACATGGTGTTTTAACTGGTGTAAATAGAAATACAGAGTTTATAATAAGCGCTGCTGGTGGTGGATCTTTTAGAATAGATTTAGCACAAGATAACATTGCAGGTGTACCACACGCTGCTTTAACTAATTTTGAGTATAATCAAAAATATCAATTTACTATTCAGTTCACACAAGCCGACGGAACACTTTCAACACAACAATTTACTAGAACATTAATAAATGATAATCCTGTAATAGAACTAACACAAGCTCCTCAACCTTTACTAACTGACACTACAATACTGAAAGAAACTGGTTATGGTTTTTTTGCTAATAGTGGTCCTGGTGTTGTTAGAGGTTATAACGGTAGTTGCGCTCCTTGTGACAGAACAGTAGACTTACAATGGGTAATTTCATCTTGTAGATGGCAAGATGCAAATGGTAATTTTTATGGAGCCGTAACAGGTCAAAATCAATCATCACCATTTAGTGATACAGATATTAGAAATTATTATTTTCTAAAAGGACAAGGTCAATTTAATCAAAACACATGTACAACTGCTACTAATGAAAATTTTTATGGTATATGGGTTGAAAGAACTGGTACAAATGGACCTAATGGAACTTTAAATGGGGATTTTCAATCAGCAACTCTTCACGAAATAACAGTGCAATTAATAGATCAAAATGGAACTTCAGCATCTAGTGAGTTAGCAATACAATATACTCCAATAGCTACTGCTTATACTGGAGTAGTCTCTAATTGGTATACATCTAATATAACATCTGGAAACCCTGGTTATGTTGATCCAGCTTTACAATGGCAAGCTCCTCCAACTGGAGCCGTTGGTATAACTCCCGGTTGTCCAACAAGTTCATCAACCGCTGCATTACCTACATGGGTTGGAGAAGTTGCAAACTGGACAAGTAGCACACAGTATATATATGCTAAAGTTGTTAAAAATGGTTCAAACCAACAATTTGTAGCTAGCTTTAGTGGTTATAATACCGTTACTAATTTTAACGGCCCTGCGTATGGAGATGGCACAGCGGTAAGTGGAAGTTTTCCTATAACTGTAGCTAATTCTATTAGTAGTGATTCTTTTTCTATAATAGCAGAATTAGAACCTTTTAATCCTAGTCAAGCACAACAAAACGCTAATGTTAGACCTGGTGATTCAGGTAATGATCCAGCAACAGGAGCTTCTTATGACTGGAGTAAATGCGTTCTTGTTAACTGTAGAATTGATTTTACAACAGTAACCACATGCAGTAGCCCTGTAAGTCTTACTTTAGCTTACGACACTGTATTGCAATCACCTCCGCCAAACCCGCAACTAGTGTCACCAGCTAGTGGATCACCACCTTTTGTATCTAGTACATGGTTCAAAACTATTGGTTGGCCTAGTTAGTAAAAAATTAAACAAATAAGTAATTATAATATATGGCTACTACATTAAAAATACAGTATTACAACACTTTTATATTAAAAAAGATAAATCAAACTTGGAGTTCGTCTGGTCAATACGATAGATCAAACGCACAATATGATTGGTATGTAGAAGAATCAAGAATAAAAGGTGATTTTAATGGCAAGTTTGCTGGCATTTCACCTAGAGCATTTTTAGTTACTGATGCTAAAAACCAAGAATCTCTTGGTAATAGTATTATATTTTCAGGTGTTTTTAATTCAAGAACAGATATAAACGAAACAAATCAATTTTCTATAGCAAACGATATAACTAGAACTGTTGATCCTGCAAAAGGAACAATACAAAAATTATATGCTGAAGATACTAATTTAACAATATTTCAAGAAAGAAAAGTAAATAGAGCTTTAATAGATAAAGACGCTATTTATTCTGCAGAAGGTCAACCTGTCACTACTACATCTAATGTTGTTATTGGACAAATACAGCCTTACGCTGGTGAGTTTGGTATTGCTACAAATCCAGAATCATTTGCGGTATATGGATATAGAAAATATTTTACAGATGCTAACAAAGGTTCTGTAATGAGATTATCTCAAGATGGTTTAACTGAAATATCTAATTATGGTATGTATGATTTTTTTAGAGATCAATTAAGTTTAAGCAATTTAGGTACTTCAGGTAAATTAATAGGTGGCTGGGATATACATAATAAATGCTACACGCTATCTATACAACCAACAAATAATCAATCAACAGGTGAGTCAGCATTAACTCTGTCTTTTGACGAACAGGTTCAGGGTTGGACAAGCTTTTATAGTTATGTACCATCTTTTATGTTAAGTTTAGATAATAACTTTTTTAGCTTTAATTTAAATGGTGACTTATACAAACATTATTCAACTGTTTCTAATAGAGCTAATTTTTATGGAGTAAACAATGCTTCTAGTGTTGTAAGCGTGTTTAACGCTAAACCTTCTGTAGTTAAAACTTTTCAAACTGTAAATTATGAGGGAGATAACAACTGGGCAATGGATTTGTTTGAAACAAACACTGACATAGCAAATGAAATTAATGTTTTTAAAATGCCTACAACTTTAGCTGAAATGGAAAATTCTTTATTAAAAAATCAATTTAAAGCAAAAGAAGATAAATACTTTGCTAATTTAATAAATACAAGTCAAGTAAATCAAGGTGAAGTTATTTTTGGTAAAGAAATATCTGGAGTTAAAGGTTTTTATGCAACTATAAGATTATCCGCTACAAACTTAGTTGGAGGCGGAGCAACAGGAACTAACGAGTTATTTGCAATAACTACAAAATATACCGAATCATCTTATTAAATAAAATTAAATGAAAAACTTAATCTCTATAAGAGAATTAAACGAACAAAAAGATATACCTTTATTAAGTTTGTGGTGGCAACATTATAGTGGTAAACCTTTAAACACATTGCTTTTACCGTTTGACAAACAAGGTTTAGTTGCCGTTGTTAACAAAAAAATAATAGCAGGTGTTTTTATTTTTAAAACAAACTCACCAGTTTGGTATTGTGATTATTTAATTGCAGATCCAGATTATAAAAAAGAAAACAGATCAGAAATTATAACATTGTTAATAGATAAAACTGTTGAAAAATGTTTTAAACAAGGCGCTGAAGGAGTATGGTGTACAACACCTTATGATAAAGTTTTAAATAAATTAAAAGAACTTAATTATATTATTAGTAAAGAAAAACATAATATAATATACAAAACAAAATAAATTAATATGGGAGCAGCAACAATAGGCCAAGGTATAATAGGTATGGTCGGAGCAGGAAAAGCGGCATCAAGTGCTAGGGCTAGAGCTAGAGACTCTAAAAACGAAAGAGATAGACTAGCAAGAGAACTACAAACTTTAGAAGATGGCAGACAACCTATCATAAATCCTTATGCTAATGTTACTGATACTAGTGGTGAATTAAGTAATCCTTATGAAAACCTTGGAGTTGCTACTCAAGCGGCTGAATTTCAAGCAGAACAATCAGATATAGCTTTAGCGAATACTCTAGATACATTAAGGGCTACTGGTGCGGGAGCCGGTGGAGCAACAGCTTTAGCTCAAGCAGCGCTACAAAGTAAAAAAGGAATTAGTGCTAGTATACAATTACAAGAAGCTGCTAATGATAAGTTAGTTGCTAAAGGAGCTCAAAAATTACAAGAACAAAAAATGGCTGAACAACAACGTTTGCAAAACGCTGATGTTATGGGTCAAACATTTGAGTTTAGCACTAGAGAAAATAGACAAGTTTCTGAAATGAATAGAGCGGCTGGTTTATTAGACAACGCACAACAACAACATTATAGTAATCAAACAGCAGCGGCAGCTGCAGAAGCAAATCAATACAATGCGGCTAGTAACCTTTTAGGTAGTATCGGTAGTGTAATAGGTGGTTAAAATTTAAAACAAAAATATGGGAGCATACGATAATCCAAAACCTTTAACTGGCATGAATCCTACTATGGCTGCGTTACAAGTATTAATGACAGGCGATAGAAGTAGACAGGCTGATGAATCTCAACGTTTAAAAAGAGAGCAAGCTGAAGAAAGAAAAAATCAAGCGGTTATACAACGCATGCAAAACGTTCAAGGCGCTGCAGATGTTTGGAATTTAGAACAGATGAGCAATCTTTCTTCTGCTCCAAAAACCTCTGCAATAGACACTGAATTACAAAGAACTTTAAACGGTAGAATTGATATTGCTACACAAGCTCAAATTTATTTAAAAACTCAGTTTGGAGATAATGAAAAAAGATTATCTGCACAAAAAGCTATAAGAGACTACTATGATTTATTAGATTTAACTAAAAAAACAGTTACTAGTTTTGCAGCTACAGGAGAATACTGGAAACAAAACGCGGCTACTATAGGTAAAAAAATAACTATACTAGGTAAAGACGAAAACGAAATAGCTAATAATCAATTTTTTCTTAATTCAATAGGCGACGTTGTTGATGGTCAATTTGAAATGGTTTATGATCCTGAGTCAAATGATATAATGGTAAAAGTTTCAGGTTATGAAACAGGGGTTGAAGATGGAAAAACAGTACAAGGAGAATATAGAGAAAAAATAATAAGTGCTAGAAAATGGAATGCTCAAGTTAATGAAGGAAGTAATTTTGACTTTGTATCTAACGTGCCTCAAATAGTAAATGAATCTTTAGATATGATGAAAACTAAAGAAAAAAGCAAAGCTGGTAATGGAATAGGTGTTATAGCAAATAACGGTCAAATTGACCCAAGATTTTGGACTGAAGATACTATTGTTTACGATACAATAAAAATAGAAGGTAACGAAGAAAACTCACAAAGAACAACAGAAATTAGAAATTATCTAAACATGGATGCTCTAAGAACTGAAATGGAAGGTATACTTACGCAAAAAGTAGCAGGTGTAAATACTAATGTACAAACAGCTGCAAATGCTTGGAACATTGATTTACAAAAATTAAATCAAGGTTTTGAAAATGATTATCAAACAATAAACCCTACTGATGATCAATTTAAAGAAGCTTTGTTTGAGCAAATAGTAAAAGCAAACACATCTAATTTAAAACAAGATGCTGACGGAAGATGGTATAAATCACGTAATAAAGCTATAGTAAAAGCACAAGATCCTGTGGAGCCAGTAGGCTATAGAGCTGAGTATTATAATAATATAATGATGGGAGCTGATGAAAACTCACAGAAAACAAACATAGAAATAATTTCTGAAAACTTAAATAGAATTTCTCCTGGAACTACTCTTATGGATAAAGACGAAATAATAGACCTTTGGTTAACTCAACCAAACGATCAACTTTCAAGCGTAACTAATAAAGAGTACTACGATAGAAGCAAAACTAAAAAAGCAAACAATGGTAAAGGAGCACGAGCAATTGCAGAAGGTCTTTATGGTAAAGAAGGATTTTATAAAGTAAAAGGTAATAGTATTTCTTTTGCAGGTAATTATAATTTAGAATCTGCTGTTGATAGACTTAAATTTGCTTTAGATAATAGTACTGCTAGCGAAAGAAAAAATATTTCAAATAAAACTATATTAATGCAAAGGGCTAAAAAAACCGATTGGATGAAAGCTAATCCTATGGGTGCTGATAACGCAGAAGAAACTGAAGAAGAATATATAATAAGAATGAACAAAGCTCTTAATATTAAATAAAATGGAACAAAAAATATATATTATAAACGGAGAGGAGATAGATTTAACTAATTATTCTCAAACAGATAGAATAATATGGTTGTCAGAAAATCCTGGTGCAGAACTAAAAAAAGTGGAGGGTGTTGCAACGGATGCAAATGTAGCGCCTCTACCAAACATGTTCGCATCGCAAGACAATGGGGAATTAATATCGGAAGATACTTTATCGGAATCTCCAGCTGAAGTAGATAAATATGGTTTACCAGTAAAGCCACAGTCTTATTATGACAATATGGCTACAAGCATGGGTAAATTAGGAGATCCAAAAAATTTAGAAAAAAATAAATTTGGGTTATTTGACGATGTAAATGTACAGTTAGCTGTAGATCAAAATTTTATAACTGCAGAAGAATTAGAATTAGCAGGTTATACTCAAAATGAAAGAATTTCTGTAATTAATCCTACGTCACAAACAGCAATAGATAATGCTAAAAGAAAAATAAAAACTTATCAAGTAAAAACTCCTGATGAAGTAGCTAGTTACATAGATATACAAAAATTAAATCAACCTTACATATATCAAGGAAGTTTAGAAGATTCTAGTTTAGTAGAAGAAGTATATGATAGTGAAGCTTTAGGTGAAACAAACACAAACGTACTTGATTTTGGTGGTTTTTTACAAGAAAGAGGTTTTGATAAAGATCTTAAAAGATTTTTAGAATTAGACATGGATACAAGAAACTACGGTCAAAACTATGATCCAGCCTTAGCTTTTGAAGCTAAAAAACTTCAGTATCTAAACATGTATATTAACGATCAATTAACAAGAGACATTAAGCAGCAAAAGCTTATGTATGAAAAACAAAATGGTGTTGATCCAGACTTAAAAGGTGTTAAGTTTAATATTTCTTCTGAAAACATAAAGGTTTATAATTATGAAAAATTTATTAAAAAACAATTTCCTTTAATATCTCAAAAACTAGAAGAGCAAGACGAAAAAAATAATATAGAATATCAAAAACTACTTCAAACTGGGGGAAACATTACAACTGGTCAATTTTTATTAGATAATCTTGGGTCAGGGTGGAATGGTTTATCTGAAGCTATGATTAATTTTAGTGCTAGTGCTTATGGTATTTTACCTGGTGACTACTTTGAAGGAGTTTCAGAAAGTATAAGACAAGAATTAGCTTTAGAAGATTTAGGCGTTGTTGATACTAAATATCATACTTTTGGTAGATTTGTATTTGCTAAAGGTTATGAATATACAGATCCTAGTTCTGAAACTAGATATGTTGTAGACGCTAATAACAAAATAATAGACGCAACAAGATCTCTTGATGCAACTCCTTTTTTAACTCAAGAAGAAGCAGACAGAATAAGAACGCAAGCCAGACAAGGTAATAGAAAAGGAACTGCTTTTAGTGTGTTAGGAGCTTTTGACGCAGGTTCTAATGTTATTGGAGATTTAATATTTCAACTAGCATTGACTAGAGGTATGGGAATTACTAGACAAGCTGTAGGAGGTTTTACTAAAGGTTTAGGAGTACTAGGTAAAACTAGAAAATATCTTAAAACTATTCCTATTAAAAGAGGTATGGCCGATGCTATAATAGGTCAAAGTACTTTAGGTTTTTCTAGAGGTTACGAAGAAACATTAAAGCAAGCAAGACAAGCTGGATTTAGTGACGAAGAAGCATCTAATTTAGCAACTGTGTCTTCTATAGAAACAGGATTATTATATGCGTTAACAGCGCCTATTTCTCCACAAACAAAAGCAACAGATGCTTTATTTGGTAAATTACTTAAACCAAGTACGCTTGAAAATGCTTTTAAAATATATAAAAAAGAAGGCTTGTCAGGATTTAAAAAAGCTTTATCAGCTGCTAGAACTGGTTTAAACATTACTGGCGAAGGTTTGAAAGAAGTTTTTCAAGAAAATGTACAACAGTTTGGAGAAGTTTATGGCGTTAATAGAGATGTTAATGAAATGGCTGGTAAGAATTTTTTAAAAGATACTATATCTGGTCAAGATTTTCTTGACACTGTTCTTTTATCATTTGTTGCAGGAGCTTTAATACCTGGTGCTGGTGTTACTCTTAATTTAGCAGCGAAAACTGGAAGACAACTTTTAGGCATGGATGCTATAGACAGATTTAATGCTTTAAGCTACATGGCTTATAATAAGAAAAAAGCTAAAAAACTATTAGCCAAACAAGTAGATCAAGAAATATATACTCAACAAGAAGCAGATCAGCTTATTGAAGAAATGGATGCTTTTAATAATAATATAAATAGAATGCCAACTAATACTTCTGCGTCTGTTGCTGAACAAATATTAGGTGACTTACAAACCGTTGGCATATTAAGACAAAACTTAAAAACAGAAGACAAATCTTTTAAACCTGCTACTGAAGAAAAAATAAAACTTTTAGAAGAAAAAATATCTAGAACATATTATGATAGTATGTCTAAAAAAACAACTGAACAATTAGTTAAGGCAATAAAAGATAATACATTAGAAAACACTGTATACAAAGAATTTGAAAGCAACGAAGAAGCTGTTGATTATTTAATGAAGGAATTTGGTTTTACCAGAAAAAAAGCAGAAAAAACTGCAGGCCAATATGGAATGGATATTCAAATGAAAGATGGTAGACAATTCATAGGTATTAATAATGCTTTAGCTTCCAAAGATGGAGCTATAACAACTAAACAACATGAGTTTATACATGGTATAATATATAAAACTATAAAAGGAGATCCAGAATCTCAAATTTTAATAGGTAGAGCTTTTACTGCAGAATTACTAAAACTACAAGAAAAGCTAGTTTTGAAAGATTCTAAACTAACAGCGATGCCAGATCAATGGCTACGTAGATTTGGTCAATATATTAAAAAATATTCTGAAAAAATTGCAGGTTATGACGCAGAGTTAAAGGCTGGTAGTATAACTAAAGAAGAACATAAGAGAAAAGTTGATAAAGCTTTAGGTAATCAATGGGAAGAAGCTTTACCTTTGTATTCAGAAGCAATAAGTAATGGTGCGGTTACATATGATGAAGATATTTTTACAAAGCTAGGCGATATATTAAGACAAGTATTACAATACTTTGGAAGAAGTGATATTAAATTTGATTCAGGTAGATCTGTTTATAATTTTATAAAAGATTTTAATGCAACTTTAGATTCAGGTAATTTTAACAAAAACAAAGCGTTTAAAAAACTAACTAAACAAGGTGCTGAAGTAGACAAAGAAGCATTAAAAAAAGAAATAAGTACTGTTGTTGCTGAAACAAAAAAACCTGTTAAACCTAAAAAAGAAATAAAACCTGAAGAAGATATTTATGATTTTGATGAAAAATTTTCTATGCGTGGTGCTACGCAAGGTAATGAATTTAAATCAAAAGTAAACTCACTTTACAACAAAAACAAGTGGGGTAACACTCGTCAAGTAGACAATGTTCTTTATGAAGTTTTGCAACAATATGAAGATGTTATAGCTTATAAAGCAGATGTTTTATACGGAAACTTACCAGATTACAGCGCTGAAAACATGTTAGCTGAAACTCAGGTAGCATTAATACCTCATATAAGAAATTTTAATAAAGAATTTTTAAAGTTAAGAGAAAATAAAAGAAAAGAATTAACAGACCAAGGTTTAAGTTCTAACGAAATAAATAATGAACTAAACAAATTAGACGTTAAAGGTTATAAAAATAGTAAAGGTAATTTTATTACTGAAAACAACAACTTAAACGGTTGGATAAATGCTCAGTTAAGAAATAAAATGAAAACTGCCCTTAAAACAGGTACTGTTACTACTCAAAAATTTACAGAAGAATTTGATGCTAATAAAATTTCAGATGAAAATCAATTAAGCAATGAAGAAGAGTTACAAGAAGAAGCTTTAGAGTTTGAAAATAATCAAAACAAGTTAGTAGAATTATTAAAAGATCCTATTTTTGGTTTTACTAATGAAGATGGTAAAGACGTAGAAATAGAAGCTATACCATTAGGAGGTTCTGTTGTTTTTGATATCAATGATCCTAGTATACCTGCAAATAAAAAACTTAAAACAGAGCAAGATCCTAAAATAAGAAAAGAACTTAAAAAAGAATTAAAAGATTTAGAGCGTGGTATTGAGTTAGAAGCTAAAGAAAATTTAACTGAAAACGAAATTGATGAATTAAAAGAATTAAAATCTTTTAAAACTTATGATTTAATGTTTGGTTTACCTGTAAAAACATATAAAGCTTTATCTGAATTAACAAGTCCAGCTAAAGTAATAATATCACAAGTAAAAAAACAAATACTAAATGCTCCAAATATAGAAACTTTAGATTTTAAAAACTTTAAAGAAAAATTAGCTGTTTTATCTAAAACATTGGCTAGAAGAATTACTTTTAAAAACAGAGCAGATTTAGATGTTTTTATGTATAATAACTGGGAATTAATATGGAATGTAATAAACAATCCTATAGACCCTGTAACTGGACAATCAACATACGATTCTAAAAAAACACCACCTAGACTAAAAGCTTATGATGATATAGGTAAACCAATAAAAATGAAACCAATGACAAGGGTTAAGTTTTTACAAAGTTTTTATGGTTTAGAAGAAACAACTAGATTAATAAGAAAATATGGTGGTAAAAATACAAAATCAGAATTATCTCAGTTAGAAGAAATTGAAGTAAACCCTAAAAAAGGTACTCCTTTATGGGCTACAGCTTTGTTTGATAGAAGAACTTCTTTAATGGAAAGATTTGGTGATGTTGTAATTTTACAAGAAGCTAGAAATGCTTTAAGAGACAAAGTATTTTTAAAGAAAATAGCTAATAAAAATGTAGATCTTTATAATATATTAAAAGATGAAAATACTAGAGCAGAAGTTATAAATAATTTAGCAGGAGGAAAGTCAGATGTTGTTAAGTTTAGTTTAGCTGAAAAAATGAATGGTAAAATTTCTAATTTTTTAGATTTTGCAAATGACATAGATCAACAATTTTATATGGCTAGAGTTTTAGATGGTGCTAAAATTGAAAGTATAAAATATAACAAAAAAGCTATTAAATTTAAAGTTCCTAATTTAGGTAATTTAAATAATAAAACAATTGCTTATTATTTATTAGATAAAATAAACCAAGGTTATAATGATTTCTATTTTAGAAACAATGACAATAGTAAAAGCAAAGAAGTTAGTAACATTTTAGAAACTGCTGATATTAAATTTTCTTTAAATAATGAAAGAAACAAATATGCTGATAACTTATCTCAAGGTTTAAATCAAATAATACAAGATAATAAAGGTTTAGATGAAGCAGATGTTATTGGTAGAGTAATAGCAGAGCGAGCAGGAAAAAACAAAGGTAAATACGATATATGGTTACCTGCTGCTGATCAAGACTTTTTAGGACTAATGTATATGATAGCAGGTGCTAAAGGTGCTAAAGGAGAAAAACAATTAGATTATTTAAGAAAAGCTTTAATAGATCCATACAGTGATGGTATGTTAAATCTAATGCAATCAAGACAAGCTGCTTTTAGAGACTGGAAAAACTTAATAAAAAAAGATTTTAAAGGAATTAAAAAAATACTTAAAGAAAACTCTGGATATGAAAATTTTACTAATGATGAAGCTATTAGAGTTTATTTATGGAATAACATGTACGCATTTAGTCCTGAATTAAACTCTGGAGAATTAAATGAAATAACAGGTTTAACACCAAAAGATGTTTTTAAATTAAGTACTATTGTTAGAAAAGATGAAAAACTAAAAGCTTTTGCGCAAAAAGTAAAGTTATTATCTAAACAACCAAACGGTTATTTAATGCCAACAGAAAACTGGGCAGACACAAGTATATTAAATGACGTACAAAATAATTTATCTAAAGTAAATAGAAAAAAATACTTAGTACAATGGCAAGAAAATGTAGATTTAATTTTTACAAAAGACAACCTTGCTAAATTAGAATATGCTTATGGAAGTAGATATGTTAAAGCTTTAAATGATATATTATATAGAATGAAAACAGGTAGTAATAAACCTACAAAAAATAATGCTTTTATTGATTGGGTAAATGGTTCTATTGGAGTTACAATGTTTTTTAATATGCGATCAGCTCTTTTACAAACTATATCTGCTAGTAACTTTATCAACACAAGTGATAATAATATTTTTTTAGCTGGAGCAGCTTTAGCAAATGTTCCTCAAGTAAGTAAAGATTTTTTAACACTATGGAACAGTGATTATTTAAAAGATAGAAGAGCAGGTTTAATGAGTGATATACAAGAAGCTGAAATATTAGATGTTCTTAGAAATCCAAAATATACTAGTTTTTTAGACAAAGGTAAAGCAGGCATATTTTATTTATTAAAACAAGGTTATACTTTAACTAGAGCTGCAGATGCATTTGCAATAGCATCAGGTGGAGCTGTTTTTTATAGAAATAGAATAAAGTCATTAGTTAAAAGTGGTATGTCTGAAAAAGAAGCTGAGGCTCAAGCATATAAAGATTTTTATACAACAGCAGAAGTAAGTCAACAGTCTGCAGATCCTTCTAAAATATCTATGAATCAAGCGTCTATTGAAGGAAGATTAATATTAAGTTTTATGAACACACCATTACAATATGGTAGAATAATAAAAAAAGCAGCAGAAGATATATATAAAGGTAGAGGTAACGCAGCTAATAATTTTTCTAAAATAATGTATTATGCTGTTATACAAAACGTATTATTTAATTATTTACAACAAGGTTTAATGGCTAAAATGTGGGGTGATGAAGATGATGAAGATTGGGAAACTCAAAGCACAAGATTTTATGAAGGATGGGTTGGTACTTTATTAAAAGGTTCTGGTTTAAAAATGGCTATTATTAATGGAATAATAAAAATTGGACTCAAAATTAATAATATAACTGATGAAGAAAACACAGAACAAAATAAACTATTAAAAGTATTTTTAACAGCAGCGGATATCTCACCTCCAATAGGTATAAAAGCTAGAAAATTTACAAAAGCTTGGAATACCTTACAGTATAACAAAGCAGAAGCAGAATGGTTAGGTTGGAGTTTAGATAATAAATACTATATACAAGCTGGAACTACTCTTACTTCTGGGCTTATAAATCTTCCTTTAGATAGAATGTATCAAAAGATTTTAAATCTTCAAGGAGCAATGAATAAAGATTATGAAAATTATCAAAGAATAATGTTGTTTTCAGGGTTTAATAAATATAATTTAGGTTTAGAAGAAAGTCAACAAAAAAGTACGTCACCTCCGTCTTTACTTAAATTACCTAAACTTAAATCACCAAAGCTAAAGTTTCCAAAAATTAATTAATTTATGAAAAAAATAAGCGAACATATTACTTTTGCAGAAGCAACTCACTCAAATACGGCAAAAAGATATAGTATAAAAAATATACCTAATGAAGAGCAAACTAATAACATGAAGATGTTAGCTGAAAAGATCTTTGAACCACTAAGATTATGGGTTGGTGGACCAATAAAGATCAATAGCATGTTTCGTTCTGAAGAATTAAACAAGGCCATAGGAGGATCATCTAGTTCACAGCATTGTAAAGGTCTGGCAATGGACTTAGACGATGTCTATGGACATAAAACTAATGCAGAGATGTACGAATGGATATGTAATCATTGTAATTTTGATCAAATTATATGGGAATTTGGTAATGATAAAAATCCATCGTGGATACATGTTAGTTATATAAGTGTAGATAAAAATAGAAACAGAAAATTACTCGCTGAAAAAGAGTTTGGTAAAACAGTATATAAAATAATAAAATAACAAAAAAATGATTGACAAATTGCAAGAGTATTGGAACAAATTTCTTTATAAGTTAATGTTTAAAAATTATAGAGAATGTGAAAAAGAAATTCTAAAAACTAAAAAGAAAAAGAAAAAATGAGCAATAAAATTTCGGAAAATACTGAATTAACTTTAGATTTAAAAACACTTCTTATCATTGTAGCTTTTGTTGTAACCGTTGTTGGTATGTGGTTTGCTCTTCAAAAAGATATAGATCTTGCTAAAGAACTACCTAAACCAGAGGTTAGCAGAACTGAGTATGACCTAAAAGATCAGCTAATTAGAGAAACAATAATGAACACACAAGATAAAGTAGAACAAAATAGCGATAAGTTAGATAAAATTGACGAAAAGCTTTATCAAATAATTAAAAAATAAAACTATGAAAAATATTTTAACTTTAACAATGTTGTTACTTACTACCATGTTATATTCACAAAAATATGTTTTAGTAGAAATTAACTCTGAGTGGAATTTAAAAAATTCTGCTAAAATTGATAAGGTTAAAAACGTAGAATATAGAAAAACTTACTTAGAAGACCAAACACCAGCTTTTAAGAAAAAAATTAAATCTGTTCCGCTTGCTATACTATACAAAGATAACAATGCTATAGCTCGATGGGAAGCTGATATAAGTTTTAAACTTATAATTACTGAAAGTCAAATAAAAAAAGCTATAAAAGAAAATCAATAAAATAACAAAAAAAATGAAACAAGGTAGATTAAAAGAAATAGTTAAAGAACTACAAGGAGCATCTAAAATGCACTTAAAACAATCTAAAGAAATTGCAAGTCATATAAATGATATGGATAGTCCGGCTAAAGCAAAAGCTAGTTGTTGGAAAGGTTACAAAGCTAAAGGTAAAAAGAAATCACCTAGCGGTAAAAAAACTAAAGGTGGTAAAACTAAAATGGTAAATAACTGCGTTAAAATATAACAATATGTTTACACAAGAAAATAATCCATTTAGTTCTCCATTATTAAAAGTAAGAAAAACTACTAAAGGTAAAGGAAGAAACTTTAGAAGCACAAAAGAAGGTGCTGGCATGACTGCTAAAGGTGTTAAAAAATATAGAGCTGAAAACCCAGGCAGTAAATTAAAAACAGCAGTAACAGGTAAAGTTAAAGCAGGTAGTAAAGCTGCTAAAAGAAGAAAATCATTTTGTGCAAGATCAAAAGGTTGGACTGGTGAAAGAGGTAAGGCTGCTAGAAAAAGATGGAAATGTTAGGAACAAATTAAAAATGGGCGTACCATACCCAAAAGTTCCTGTAACCAAGAAAGGGGATCTCTAA